ATGTTTCACCAGCACCGCAGCCCGGGACAATCACATAAAGCGTCGCCGTCACCGCTGTTGCCGGTGCTTGACCCACCATCCACAGTTGTGTTGCCGCGGTCGGGTTTGTGAAAGACATACTCAATATCTGTGAAATGGCGGCCCCAGCGGCATTATACCAGATAATAGAAAGTTCAACTTGCGAGCTGCCAGGCATGTTATCGCATTTGACTATCGCCTGGAACGCATACCACAGAGTCGCTGTAACTGCCGGACGAGCACTCGTGTAGAACTGGGCGTCGCCGCCGGTTGCCACAACCTTGAAGTCGCCCGTTCCCACAATGGGCGTGACCGTATTACGCGTAAGTGTCCCGCCATAAGAAGTCCATCCCGTCGTGTCCGTCTCTGCATTGCTCTGATTTGCCGTCAGAAGGTTGACCCCACCACCGATTGACCATGCACTTGGATACCGCGTCTGTTTAAGCTGCATTGCAATAGTCCTGACCGTTGAGGCTGGCGGCGTCCACGTTGCCACATCCGTAACGGTATCAGAGGCAAGGTAGAGGCCACTGTCGAAGATTGGTACGTTGATACCATACGTCACGCCACCGTGTACCTTGCTCGCTGCTCTGGTAAACGTCACTGATTGTCCGGCAAAGTCTATCAAGGTATTGCTCAATGGAGCGTAAAACAGAGGGGCAAGGTAGTGGATAATCGGATAGGCGTTGACGTTACCGGCCTGACTGATTCCGGTGATGGATTGGTTGCCCCACTTGTAGCCCGTTGTGGGATACCTAACCGCCGTCTGCTCCTTAAGTGGACTCGCAAGCAGCGAGAGGGCATAGGGATAGATACCGGACCAGCAATCTGAGGTATAGGGAACGCCTGCGAAGTAGACTGTCTGATAGGAAACGCCTGAGTCAAACGAGATCGCTACCACATCATGCCAGAGACAGGCCGACATATCCAGGGCGTCACCCGATACCGTAATTTTCTGGACTCCTAAACCCAACCGCAGCATGCCAACAATGGACGTATACGGGATATGGTATTGCCCGTCCAGATCCTGTACCTTTTCTATCTCTACTTTGTTCGGGACTATGGTATAGGTTGAACCAGACGAATAGCGGACTATAGTGCTCATTGAACTCTCCCTAGACCATTTATGGCAGAGGATACCCCGGGAGCGACCCGGGTGACGGCTAGAATAAGGTCGTCAAGGCGGCTCAGAATGGCGCGGTCATTGCCAGTCGACTGTCCAGCGGGTGTGATATATTCCGGCCCTTGTTCGCCAACTAGCGCAATCTCGGGGCCGTTCACTCCGACCCATCCGCCAGAAGCGTGACCACGAAGGGATTGGGAGGCTAAAGCATTAGCCGCAGCAAGATTCTTAGCGTTAGTGGCAGCCTTAGCAGCGGCAGCAGCAGAAGCGGCAGCCTTAGCAGCAGCAGCCTTATCAGCAGCGGTAGAGCCGGCATCGGCAGGAGGCACGGGGGCAAATACGCCACCCTGGTTCACGCCCTCATTCTTCAGGGCTTTGCCAATATTGTTAATGACCCATGTGATGGAGTCGACAATCCCCTTGATGACAGCGGCAATGATAGTGAATGCCGTACCAATAGCCTTGGCAACCCCGACAAGAACTGATTGCAGGTCGATCCCATGCTTGTCAAGCCACGTAAACAGTTCCTTGACATAGGGTCCAAGAGTCTCAGTGATAGATACGATGAAGGGCTTCATGGCATTGTACATTTTGCCTGCCGTTTCTACAACCCAGGAAATACCCTTGATAATCGTGTCCATGACTGCTTTGATTTGTGGCATATGGTCGGCAATCCACAACATCGCCTGTTTAATGAAAGGCTGAATGACGTTCATGAATTTTTCTGCAATGGGCATCAATACCATACCAACTGATTCTTGAAAGTTCCCGAAGGTTGTCTTAAACTGTTCACGTTGCCCTTCGAGGGTTTTGCTCCAAGCATCGCCTGATCCTTTAACCTTTTCCTGAATAGCGTGGATGGCCTCCATTCCCTTTAGGGGCTTACCATCGGGGCCTACTTCGATACCAAATAGCTTCAATGTCTTAGTTGCCCCGTTATAGGCACCATCCATAAGGGTTGTCGCGGCTTCGAGGCTAATATTTTTATTGCGCGCAACCTCCATCGTAGTATTCGTCATGTCCTGCGCGATTTTCAGATCCCCAGTCTTTAACGTCAAGCGTTGGAGTGCCGCACCAATCTCTGCATCATCAAAGCTCTTGCTTGACTCCATTGCATTAACCCAGTCGACTGCCGCTTGCTTGTTTGCGTCAGTCATACCCTTGATATTGCCAAGGGAGCTACGCAACAATACCTCAGCAGATTCAGATTCAGCCGCAGCATTGATACACGACTTGCCAAAAGAGACAACGGCGGCAACGGCGGCACCGGCAATGATGGTCTTAACGATGCCGCCAAACTTGTTAGTGGCGGCCCCAACACTGTTCAGGGCACTCTCTGCACCGGAACTATCGCCCTTGATTCTGAGTACAAGTTCTTTCAGATCCACTATTTCACCGCCCTTTTCGCCTTCAACCGCTTAACCGCTGCATCACGTGTCGCTACTGTCTGTTGCTGCTCTGCTGCGCCCGTGAGGATTGCCATGTCAAACAGGAATTCCTCAGGACTTACGTTCAGGTAGTCATGAGGCCAGAGCCCGTATTGCTGGTAACGGGTTCGGAGAGCTTCGCTGAGCCAAACTGGGACGGGAAGGGGTTCGTCTCGAAAAAAGGGCTGGCTATCCCAATGAGTGCGGCATAGTCCTCAGGGGTAAAGATGTCAAGCGTAACGCCCTCAGGGAAACAATGCTCAAACTCCTGAAGCATCATGCCAATGGCTTCGAGCGATTGTGTCTCAGGGTCGATGTGTGCTAACCGCTCCTGCCAGCGCGCCACAAGTATGCCCGATGGGGCCCTGCAATCGAACACAAGGCCCGAGGGGAGTTCAACGTGCAGCGTATTTGCTTTCTTGTATTCGTCTATGTTCACGTTATGTCAGCGCGAGAGCTGCAGTTGTCTGGTTCTGGACAATCGTCATGAGCGTGTCCGTTGAACGCACGGCGGTGAACTCAAACTTGACCGTGGCAAACCCTTCAACTTCGGGCAAGATGTCCGAAATCGCCTTGATCTTGCACTTAGGAAAGACAAAGTGACAGTCAGCGGGTATAGCTTCTGTTGCGCCCGCGACCGTGATGCCCGTGATGTCATTGGACTTGATACCGAAAGCAAAGTAGGGCGGCACTGCGGTCACAGTAAAGGGCGTTGTTTGTACCAGTGCCGGGGCTTCACCCGCTACCACAGGTGCCGTATTTCCCGTGAGCAGAGCAAGGGAGGTCGTGTCAATCGTCATTGCCCCGACCGTGATGTCGATACTCTTTGCCTTCGTGGAAATGGCGAAGATTGCACCTTCGCCTTCGCCAACCGCAGAGTTCCAGTTGATCTTTGCCCCAACGCTCGTTATCTCTGCCATGTCAATCTGTGAACCACCTGCAACCTTGAACGCTGCGTCCGCTACGCGTGCGACGCCAATGTCTGCCAATAATGCCGTTATAGCCATAGTTACCAGCCTCCGAGAGCATCAAATGTGCTCACAACGTGGATGTTTCCGCTCTCTGGGATCTCGCGGTGATGTACGACCGAACCATATTTATTAGCGACAACACGAACGGCTGCTTCAATTGCAACTAGGTCAGTAGTGGATTTTGCCCACGAATCAACTTGGATATGCCGTGTAACTAAACCATGGTCTATTCCGCGCTCTCCATCTGCCACTGCCATAACGCCACAATCAGGCATGGTCGTCGTAACTGGCGGCCAACCCCTATAAACGCGAGAGGCAAACACAAGGGGGAACTTCTTCAACTCGGTTATAACGGCATCAACGGTATCAGTTGCCACTACTTCACCTCTTTATTGATACGGTCGGCAACGTAATCGGGCATTGCGCGAAAGCCAACCTCTGCAGCTCTTGTCATAAAGAGCAAGGGCTCAATGTAGCGCGTGCCGAACTCCTGATACACCGCATAGTTCACATCCTCTGTTTGCCCTTCGCCTGTTCCAGCAGAGCCGCCCGCTGTAACCGCGACCGTTTTCTCTTCCTTATTGGCATGCATAGAAATGGACGATCTCAGATTGCCGGAATCAATACGATTCTCATTGATCTTGGCTTCGCGT